ATAGGCTGGGGAATCAGTTGACATCGGCCGGAATCGGGGTTACTGTCGAGCTTAGTAATTCCCCCGCACGGGACGTTGTGCGTGACGCTGACCGCCGCTTGGCGGTTTCGGCGTCCGCGTGAAATCCCTAAAGCCACGTGTTGCGCCGCTCGACTTGCGTCGGGTGCGGCCGCTGACGGTGCGCGATCAACGCAATCTCAGTAGCGCTGCCTGGCAGCGGACCCGCTTGCGGATACTGCGCGAGGCCAATGGCGTTTGCCAGTGCGCGCAGTGCAAGGCGACCGGCCAACTCAGGCCGGCCCATGAAGTCGATCACATAGTCCCCGTGTGGGCAGGCGGCGGAGAAGGCGACGCGAACCTACAGGCGATTAACCGCGAGTGCCACAAGGCCAAGACCTCAGCAGAGGCAGCGCGTAGGCAGGGGAGGGGTGGGTCAAATCTCTAAAGTGCCCGTCTGTATAGACCGCGTATCCCCCCACGCGCGGATTAAATCCCGGCTCAGCTTTTTCAAAAAGGGCGCAAATGGCAGGAGTTAAAGGTAGAAGCGGAGGCGCGCGCCCAAATGCGGGACGCAAGCCCAAGCCTCCCGCGTTCGCGGAAGGGAAAGACGCGGTGGAGTTTTTGGGCCAAGTTATGCAAGGTCTCATCGACCCGTCGCCCGCCCAGTTGGAAGCTGCCAAGGCGCTGGTTAGGCTCGTTGCAGACGACGGCAAGAAGGCGCAACGCCGGCAGGCGGCCGAAAAGGTCAGTGCTGGCAAGTTCAGCGCTGCCGAGCCGCCGCGATTGGTTGTCAACAACGGGTGAATTGGTCTACGTCGTGCCCGGGCTGGCCTGAGCGACTGGTCCGGAAAGAGTCAATAATCCCGCCCCCGCTTTTCCCTGGCGAGGCTGCTGCCGCGCTGGCGGTTTTTGACGAGCTGCGCATTGTTGACGCCCCCGGGTCGCCGACGATGCGGGAAGCGTGTCGGCCGTGGCTGCGCGACTTTGCCGGCTCGATCTTCGGGGCTTACGACGGCGACACCGGGCGCAGGCTGATTACCGAGTTCTTCTTGCTTATCTCGAAGAAGAACGCAAAGAGCACCGGAGCGGCGGCAATCATGCTGACCGCGCTAATTCGCAACTGGCGCAAGTCTGGCGAGTTCGGGATTTTGGCCCCGACCATCGAGATTGCGAATAACAGCTTCTGGCCTGCGCGAGATATGGTCCGCGCAGACGACGAGTTGCGCGAGTTGATCCATGTGCAAGAGCACACCCGCACGCTCACGCATCGCGTGACCGGCGCCACGCTCAAGGTCGTTGCGGCAGATAACGAGGCTGTGGGCGGCAAGAAGTGGATAGGCACCTTGATTGACGAGGTGTGGCTATTCGGCAAGCGCCCGAATGCCGAGAACATGCTCCGCGAAGCTATCGGCGGGCTGGCAAGCCGGCCCGAGGGCTTTGTAATCTACCTGTCTACGCAGTCGGATGATCCGCCGGCGGGCGTTTTTCGGCAGAAGCTGCACTACGCACGAGGGGTGCGCGAGGGTCGCATCGACGACAAGCATTTTCTGCCCGTGCTCTATGAGTTCCCGCCCGCTTTGCTTGACGACAAGGCGGAGCGAGACCCGAATAACTTTTACGTAACGAACCCCAACCTTGGGGCGTCTGTAGACCTGCATTTTCTGACGCGCGAGCTTGCGAAGGCCGAAGAGTCCGGCGAGGAATCGCTACGAGGTTTTCTCGCAAAGCACTTGAACGTAGAGATTGGCCTGGCCCTCCAGTCTGACCGCTGGGCCGGTGCCGACTACTGGCAGCGGCAGGGCCGTCCTGGGCTGACGCTCTCGCACGTGCTCGAGCGCAGCGAGGTGCTGACGGTCGGGATTGACGGCGGCGGATTGGATGACTTGCTCGGCCTGGCCGTCCTTGGGCGCGACGCACAAACGCGCGAATGGCTCCTATGGACGCACGCATGGGCGCATCCGTCTGTCATGGAGAGGCGGAAGTCGGAAGCCGCGCGCCTCAGAGACTTTGCTAAAGACCTAGACCTCTCGATTGTCGAGACCATCGGCGATGACGTGCTCGCCGTCGCGGAGATTGTCGCCATCGTCAACGACTCCGGGAAGATGGACAAGATCGGCGTTGACCCTGCTGGCATTGGCGCAATCGTTGACGCGATTGTCGAGGCGGGCGTCGAGCAGGATCGGATAGTGGGTATTTCCCAAGGCTGGAAGATGGTCGGGGCGATAAAAACCACAGAGAGAAAGCTAGCCGAGGGCTCCTTGCTACACGGTGCGCAGCCGATGATGGCGTGGTGTGTCGGTAACGCTCGGGTCGAGCCCAAGGGCAACGCTATTGCAATCACGAAGCAGGCCGCAGGATCGACAAAGATCGATCCGCTGATGGCCGCATTCAACGCCGTCTCACTGATGGGGTTAAACCCACAAGGCGCGGCGGACTTCAACTCCATCATCTACTCGCCGATCAGTGCATGAGCTTTCTAACGTCTTTTTCGCGCTGGCTTGGGCGCAGCGCAGTGCTGGCCGATCGCACTGGCGATCAGCTTGTACTGCCTTCGTCCACCATCGTCGAGAACACGCAGACGCTCGGGCCTGACAGTGCGCTACAGCTCGCCACGCTGTACCGCTGCGTTGACCTACTAAGTAAGACCGTCGCCACGCTCCCGTTGTTTGTCTATGAGCGCGATGCGGCCGGTCAGAAAATCCTCGCCAGAGGGACAACGCTTTGGCAGTTATTGCACGATGCCCCGAATGGCCGCATGACGCCCTCAGAATTTTGGGGCGCCATGATGCTGAACCTGATGTTGCGCGGGAATGCTTACGCGCGGGTGGCGCGCAATGGCCGTGGTGATCCGATAGCGCTTTGGCCGCTGTCGTCAGACCAGATCGTGCCTTATGTCGATCCTGAAACGGGCGACTTGTTCTACGAATACCAGCGCGAGACTGAGCGGCTGCTATTGCCGGGAGCAGAAGTCCTGCACATCAAGGACACCGGCAACGGCATGGTGGGGCTGTCGCGCATCGACTTCATGCGCGCGAGTGTGAACGAGGCGGCGCGCGCGCAGGCGCAGGCGACGCGCCTGTTTGCGAATGGCAACAAGCCCACCGGCCTTTTGATGGTGCCCGCCAAGTTGAGCGACGAACAGCGCGCGCGACTGCGTGCCAACTTTGGGGACATTGCGAGCGGCACTGAGTCGCGTTTGTTTGTCCTCGAGGCAGACATGAAGTATCAGGCGATCAGCCTTTCACCGCAGGACGTTGAACTGTTAGAGACGCGCCGTTTCACGGTGGAGGAAATTTGTCGCTGGTTCGGCGTGCCGCCTGTACTTGTCGGGCAAAGCAACGTAACCACCTGGGGAAGCGGCATCGAGCAAATCCTCGATGGCTTCTACAAGCTGACTGTTCGGCCCCTGCTGAGCATGATCGAACAAGCCATCTCGCGCCGCGTGCTGACTGCTTCTCAGCGTGCCAGCTACACCGTCGAATTCAGCTTTGACGCGCTCCTGCGCGCAAGCCTGAAAGACCGCATGGACATCTACGCGAAGGCCGTACAAAACGGCGTCATGACGCGCAACGAAGCGCGCCAGCTTGAAAACCTACCGCCCGTCGATGGCGGGCAGCTTGCAACTGCACAGATCAATCTAGCCCCGCTGCCGATGCTGGGCCAAGTTCAAGGAGCGGCCGATGCTGCACAAGACCCTATCGCTCAGTGACGCGGCCGTGAAGTTTTCGGACGATGGTGCCGCCACGTTTTCGGGCTACGCCTCCGTCTTTGGGGGCGTCGATTCTTACGGCGACACCATCATCCGTGGCGCGTATGACTACACGCTAAGGACGCACGGCAAGCCCAAGATGTTTGTCAATCACGACTCGATGGGCCTGCCCATTGGCAAGTGGGCGGTGGTCAAAGAAGACGATCACGGCTTACTTGTGCAGGGCGAATTCACGCCCGGCATGGCTCGCGCAGACGAGACGCGCGCCGCGCTGAAGCACGGCACGGTAGATGGCCTGTCGATTGGCTATCTGCTCAAGAAGGGCGATTACGAAGAAATGGAAGACGGCAAACGCATGATTAAGCGCGTCAGCCGCCTCTTTGAGGTGTCTGTAGTGACGTTTCCTGCCGACGAAGCTGCGCGGGTTGACCTCGGCAGCGTCAAAAGTGACGAGATTGAAGGTATCGAGACGGTGCGAGATTTTGAGTACTTCCTGCGGGATGCAGGCGGGCTCAGCAAAGGGCTGGCGCAAGCGCTCGTCGGCCGCGCGAGAGTGTTGTTTGGGACGGGGGAACCGGGCCTAAGCGGTACACAAGCGAAAGCTGCGCAAGAAGTACAGGCCATTTTGGATCGTATGCAATCCACGCTTCAAGTGCGCCTTATTCCGTAACTCATCCTGGAAGGAAAAGAAAATGGACCTCTCTGACATCATGAAGGGCGTCGGCGCCCTCGAAGCCAAGCTCAATGCCTACGCTGAGAAAGCCGAGCAAGAGATCAAGGCCGCCGGCTCTGTCTCCGTCGAAACCAAGGGCGCAATCGCTGCGCTCGGCACGCAACAGCGCGAGATTGCAGATCGCTTGCTCGCGCTGGAGCAAAAGCAAGGCGCGCCGCGCGAAGGTGACGCGCCGCAGACGATGGGTAGCCAGTTCATCGGCGCCGATCAGTACAAGGCCTTTGTCGGCGGCCAAGTGCGCACCGTGCGCATCGAGTTGAAAAACACCACGACCGGCAGTGACACGACTGTGGCTCCTGACCGTCGCGTTGGAGTGACTAGCGGTGCATTCCGCCGGTTTATGGTTGAGTCTGCAATGAACGCGCTGCCCACCACGAGCAACGCGGTCGAGTTCACGCGCGAAGCCACGTTTGTAAACAACGCGGCGGAGACGGCGGAAAGCAACGCGAAGCCGGAAACGGATATCACGTTTAACTTGCAAACCGCCCCGGTACGCACCATCGCTCACTGGACTCGCATCAGCCGTCAGCTTGCTGCGGATGCTCCCGCGGTCGCCGCCTACATCAACACCCGCATGCGTTATGGCGTTGATCTTCGCGTCGAGAATCAGCTCATCAACGGCAACGGCGCGGGCGCAAACCTGTCGGGCATTTTTAATACCGGCAACTTCACGCCGCACGGCTACACCGCCGCCAACATGACCGCCTGGGTCGGCAGCCCACAACGCTTTGACTTGATCCGCCGGGTCATCGGCGATCTTCAAGGCGCGGACTACCCGCCGAATGCAATCCTGCTGAACCCCACCGACTGGGCCGTCATTGAGGCCCTCAAGGACACGCAGGCTCGCTATCTGCTCGGCAATCCGGGTGGGGCAGCTGCGCCTGCAATCTGGGGCATCCCGGTGATCCCGACAAGCGCAGTCACTGCCGACACGTTCCTCGTCGGTGCGCTGGACATGGCCGCCACCATTTTCAATCGGGATGGTGTGGCCGTGGCGCTGTCGGAAGAAGACGCCAGCAACTTCACGACCAACCTCGTCACCATCCGCGCAGAGCGTCGCTTGGCACTCGGTATCGAGCGTCCTGCGGCATTGCGTGGCGGTGATCTGACCCCGGCCTAATCGGCTAACGCAGCGGAGCACATCAATGGAGCGCATCAAGTTCACCTCTACCTGCTACAGCACCCAGTTTGGGACGTTGACCGCGGGTGATCTGCTCACGTGCTCCGCTGCGCATGCCGCGCATTTTGTTGATGAATTGAAAATCGCAGATCGCGTAGCGCTGCCGGTCCCGGCGGACGTTGCGCCACCAGAAGCGCCGGTTCGCCGCCGCAAGCAATCCTGATTGAGGTTCAAATGGACCAGTTCTTCGCAAACGGCCGTCAGGGCCTCGGTACCGGCCTCATCGATCTCGACACGGCCGTCATCCGCGCTGCGCTGCTGCGCGGCTACACCTACAACAGCGCGCACGCGTTCGTCTCTGACGTGACCGGTGCCGGCGGCACGCTGGTCAGCACCGTCAACCTGGCCAGCGTCACGTTCTCGGACGGCGTTCTCGACGCGAACGACGCCACATTTACCGCCGTGGCTGCCGGCGCGGCTGTGCCAGCGATTCTGCTGTTTCAGGCCAGCGCCGTCACGGGCGGGGTCGATGTTGCAGCCACCGCCCAGCGCCTGCTCGCCATTCTCGACGGTCGATTCCGCTTCATTGTCGCAGCCGCGGCCGCAGGCGCAGCCGTTACTGTCACGGTCGAAGCGCTTCAGCTCGGCATCGCCAATGGTGCGGTCGCGACGCTGATCTCTGGCACCGG